AAAATGATGTGTCGTAACAAAACAGTACCCGAAACGGACACAACGCGCGAAATGAAAGGCGGGAGAGGCGAATGAAACTGATCTATATTTCCCATCCTTTTTCCGGGGATGAGGAAAAGAACCGGGCGAAAATCAAAGCGATAAAATCCTATTTCATGAAAACGACCGATCCAATCCAAGAATTATACATCAACCCAATCGCGGTCATCGGCGCGGCGCAATCCTTTTCCTATCGAAATATCATCGAGCAATGCCTTATCCTTTTGAGCCGATGTGACCGCCTGCTCCTGTGCGGGGATTGGCAGACATCAAGGGGGTGTTGGGCGGAATATGCCTTTGCAGTTTCCCGAGGAATACCCATAGAAGAATGGCCGAAAGAAAAGATTAAAAAAATCATCCTGAGGCAATGAAAATCACTGACTACTTACGAATGCGCCGCTTGTGGAAAGGGGCGCCAGCGAATAAAGAAAAGAAGAAGCGAAAGAGGAAAGCTAATCGTGGCAGATCGGAAATACGGAGAAAAAGCGGAGAAATAGGTGGAAACGAATGACAGCGAAAGAATATCTCTGGCGCGTTCGTGACGCTGAGCGCGAATTGAAACGAGTCGAACAGGAGTATAAGCAGGCAAAGGAAGACATCCTGCGCCTAAAAGCAATCCAATACGACAGGAGAAAGGTTGGCAATTCGCACATAGGAGACCTATCTGACGCAATCGCGGAGATAGAGAGCTATGCCGAGCGGATCAATGTGAAATGGGATAATCTGATCGCGCTTCGCGAGGAAGCCAAGGCACGAATCGAGCAGATCCAAAACGGACGGTATCGAGAAGTGCTGGTGCGGCGGTATTTATGGGGGATGACATTCGCGCAAATTGCAGTCGAAATGGGGTTTGATTATCGCTGGACGAGACGGTTACATGGCCGAGCTTTGCGCGAGTTTCAGAAATTGACCCTCGAAAGCCCCCCTTGACCTGTGATATAGTATAAGCTGGGAAACGAAACAAAAAGGGCATCGCATTGGCGGTGTCCTTTTTGTATGCGCGGAAAAGGCAAGGATGGTGGTGAGGGAATGGCAGAAGATATAACGCTTCTACAAGGAAACTGTCTTGAGATGCTAAAGGAAATTCCGAACGAAATTGTAGATTGTGTTATTACAGACCCACCGTATTGTGTGGGTGCCTCAAGTAACGGCGTAAAGAGCAGTAATTTTGACAATCGTATGCTTATACCATTTTTTGAACAGGTCTTGTACGCTTATCCCCCCCTATGGCGTAGGTACTACCGGGGGGAGGCTCCCTGTGCGGGTCTGCGAATGTCCGGCGCTTGGCTGGGTGAAAAGTGAAAAATCAGGTTGACAAGTTGACAATACAGGGTGGGAGAAAGGATGGGAAAGCAGCCGGAGAAAAATAAAGGGGAGTTATTAGAAAATAATTTCGTCGTTTCGTCGAAAATTGCCTGTGATTTTTTCAGTATTTCCCGTGAAACTTTGTCAACTTGGGCAGAAAAAGGCGCACCGAAAGAGGCGAGGGGGAAATGGAATCTCAAAAGCCTGATGGAGTGGCGATACAAGGGTGAGAATTTGGAATCGCCCGCCGTGCGGAAACTCAAGGCGGAAGCGGATTTGAAAGAAACGAAAGCCAAGCAGGAAAAAATCAAATTGAACGTCACCGAAGAAAAGTTTTTGCCGGTGGATGAAGTGCAGTTTGAATTAACCCGCCTCTTGATGAACTTTAAGAAATCCATGCTGGCCATCGGTCATAACGTCGCGGCGGAGCTGACGGCAGCGGCGGGGGCGGAAGTGGCGGAAGTGGCCAGAAACGAGGTTGACAAGAGAATCCATGACGCGCTGGAGGAGGTGAGCAAATATGGGAAATACACCGGGCGAAAAGGCAAGGCAAAGACAGCCAAAAGCGCCCTATAAACCGTGGGTCATGGATTGTCTGAAGGTCTTGAAACCGCCGGAAAATCTGACCGTCTCCGCATGGGCAGACAAATACCGGGTACTCTCCAACAAGGACAGCGCCAGCCCTGGACGATGGCGCACGTCCCGGACGCCGTACCTAAAGACGCCCATGGACGCCTTCAACGATCTGCATATTCGGGACATCCTCTTTGTTGGCGGCACGCAGATCGGAAAGACTGTCTTGGAGCAGAACATGATCGCCTACGCCATCGACCAAGAGCCGGGGCCGATGTTGATCGTCTACCCGACGAAGGAGCTGGCGGAATTTACGAGCAAGAATCGTCTGTTTCCCATGGTGCAGCTCTCTGATCCGCTCCGCCAAAAATACGACAGCGAGCGCAGCCAAATACTGGAAATGCAGTTTTCGGATATGTATATCGCGCTGGTCGGCGCAAACAGCGCAGCGGGGCTTTCCTCCCGCCCGGTGCAGTATGTTTTCTTTGACGAAATCGATAAATTCCCGAAATGGACGGGAAACGAAGCGGGGCCGATGGAGTTAGCGGAAGACCGCACCAAGACGTTTTACAATCGAAAAATCGTTCGGGTATCATCGCCGACGCTGAAGACGGGCAACATCTGGCAAGGATGGGAACATGCGGAAGCGCAGTACCAGTATTTCGTCCCCTGTCCGCACTGCGGAGCGTTTCAGACCTTCAAGATGAAAAATCTGCACTGGCCGAAGGACACGATGCCGGAAGAAGCGGCGGGGGCGGCGGAGTATACATGCGAACATTGCGGACAGACCATTGACGACCGGCAGAAAATGTCCATGCTGCGGGATGGGGTATGGCGGACAGTCAACTGTCTGAAGGTGCGCCCGCGCAAAATCGCCTTTCACCTCTCGTCCTTCTATTCGCCATGGTTGTCTTTCGGTGACTTGGCGAGAAAGTTTTTAGAGAGTAAGGACTACCCGGAAAAGCTGATGAATTTCATTAACTCGTGGCTGGCGGAACCGTGGGAAGATCGAGCGAGCCGGTTACATTCGGACATTGTGAAAGAAAAAGCCCTGCCCTACGAGCGCGGGAGCATGCCGGAAGAAGCGCAGCTCCTGACCTGCGGCGTGGACGTGCAGTTAGACCATTTCTATTTTGTGGTACGGGCATGGGGGCCGCACATGACGAGCTGGCTGGTGGACTATGGCCGAGAGGAAACGTGGGAAGACATCGAAGGCGTAATCAATCGAAGTTACAGCGACACGAACGGCGAAGTCCGCATCATCAACTTAGCAACGATAGACTCCGGCTATAACACCGATGAAGTCTATCAATTCTGCGCAGAACACATGGACGTCGCCATCCCCACCAAAGGAAGCGCCACCCCGCTTCGCTCCCGCTACACGGTGACGGTCTTGGACAAGGGGAGCAAAGGATTTGGACTTCGGCTCTTTCGCTTCGACCCGAACCAGATGAAAGACTACATCGCCGGACGGCTGCAAGTGGATGCGGGGGCGGCGGGAAGCTGGAACGTCTTCCGAGGGGTCGAGCGGGCATATTGTGACCAGATATGTGCCGAACAGAAAGTCGAACACAAGGACAAAAAGGGGCGCGTGACGCAGCGCTGGGAGAAAATCAGCAGTCATGCGCAAAATCATTATTTGGATTGCGAAACGAACAACATCTTAGCGGCGGAAATTTTAGGCGTGCGCTATCTCGTCGAGCAAAAAGCCGAACCAGCACCGGCGAAGGAAAGCGCCGACCACGAAGAAGATACTGGCTCTTGGCTGGGGAATATTAAAAAGAATTGGTTTTAAGGAGGTGACACGGTGGAGACATTGGAAACGCAGTTAGAACGGGTGCAAGAAGCCATTCGCGCCATCGAGGAAGGGGCGCAGGAGTACCAGTTGGACAACCGACGCATTACCCGCGCCAACCTCGCTACGCTCTACAGGCGGGAAATCGCACTCAAACGTGAGATCGCCCGCCAAGTATACGGGAATACTTTCTATGCACACACCGGTCGACTATGAGCCGGTCGTCCATACTGGAAAAAGCCATCGCCTTCCTCTCTCCAAAGTGGGCGCTGGAACGGGCGAGCTACCGGGAACTGTTTCGCTCCTACGAAGCGGAAGAAATCAACCGCTTTAACGACGGATGGATGCCCATCAACGAGGACACCGAAAACAGCGACAAAATGCAGCGCGACCTCATCAAAGCCCGCGCCCGCTATTTGGAGCGCAACAGCGACATCGCGGCGGCGGCGGTGGAAGGGATTATCCGAAACGTCGTCGGAACAGGGATAAGACCGCAAGCGCGGACACAAGACGAAGCCTTAAACCAAGAAATCGAAGGGCTGTGGGAAGAATGGACAAGGCCGGAAAACTGCGACATCACGAAGCAACAATCCTTTTACGAATTGGAAGGGCTGCTTCTGCGGCGCTACCTGTACGACGGGGAAATCCTCGTTAAGAAGGTATTTGATAAGAAAAGCGCCATGCCGCTTCGGCTTCAAGTCGTAAAATCCGACCTTTTGAGCCAAACCCTTTTCTATGCGCCGGGATCGAAGAACGTCATCCGCAGCGGGATTGAGCTGAGCGAATATTTAGAACCGCTGGCCTACTGGATCGACAAGAAAAGCCCGGACGGTTACATCGTCTATGACCCCGACCGCATACCGGCTCGGCAGATGATCCACTTATGGATGCGGACACAGCCTGACCAAATTCGGGGCATTTCCCGCCTTGCCCAAGTAGTCAAACGTATCAAGGACACCCAAGACTACATCGACGCAGAGGGCATAGCGGCAAAGGTTGCCGCCTGTTTTTCCATCTTCATCACCACGAACTCCCCGGCGGGCATGACAGGAATTGGACGAGGGATAAAAAAAGACCGCGAGGGAAAGCCTCTGCGAGACGTTCGCCCCGGCATGATTAACTACCTTGAACCGGGCGAAGACATTAAGCCCGCCAACC